ACTTGTACAGTTAATCAGTGGAGTCAAAATGAGCGATCCTTGCTACTCAGTAATCTCATCGTTGGAAGATCATCCTAGTCGTTTGAATAAAGAACAAATTATTCTTGCTCAAGCAGAGTCGGGTAATGACGAATTCTTTGAAGGATGTCGCCTTGCTCTTGATCCGATGATTACTTTTGGACTTAAACAAATACCGGAGAAACAAGATGAAGATGGCCCTGGGCTACCTTGGGACAGTTTTACTCTCGCTCTTACTGGCTTTACTACTCGCAATGTCACCGGTAATACAGCAAGGACTATGATTGAAACCATGATGAAATCAGCCACCAAAAAAGAATGGAATGGTTGGTATCGTCGTATCCTTATTAAAGACTTACGCTGTGGTGTAAGCGAAAAAACAATAAACAAAGTAGTGGAGAAGAAATATGCTCAGTATGCTATTCCCGTTTTTGGTTGTCAGCTTGCTCATGACAGTGCTAATCACGAAGCTAAAGTCGCCGGGAAGAAACTTATCGAAGTTAAACTTGACGGTGTCCGTGTTATTACTATCGTTCGCGCTGACGGCCGCGTGGACATGTTTAGTCGTAATGGTAAAGAGCTTGCAAATTTCCCTCACATAGCAGAACAAATTAGTTCTGTTATTAAACAAAAAGGTTCTAGTAAGAGCATGGATGTTGTACTTGATGGCGAGATCATGTCGTCTAGTTTCCAAGACTTGATGAAACAAGTACACCGCAAGGACAATGTAGAAGCAGGTGATGCTGTCCTTAACTTGTTCGATGTGCTACCTTTAGCAGACTTTGAACAAGGTATCTATAACAAAGACCAAACTACACGTAGTCAAATGGTTAAGTTTTGGGTTGAACAAAATCAACATTTGATTCCTAATGTAACTTATGTTGCTAACGAACTAGTTGACTTAGATACAGAGGAAGGACAAGCTCGATACAAAGAGATTAATCAAAAGGCCATTGAAGGCGGGTATGAAGGTATCATGCTTAAAGATCCTCTTGCTCCCTACGAGTGCAAACGTAGTCATGCTTGGTTGAAGTTAAAGCCATTTATTGAAGTTAGTCTAGCAGTAGTCGCAGTAGAAGAAGGTACAGGTAAAAACATAGGTAAACTTGGTGCGCTAGTATGCGAAGGAGAAGATGATGGAAGACAAATCAGAGTCAACGTTGGGTCTGGCTTTACTGACAGTGATCGTGATAGTTTTTGGAATAGCCGTAGTGGCCTTATCGGAAATATTGTTGAAGTTCGTGCAGATGCTATAACACAAAATCAAGACGGTACATACAGTTTACGGTTCCCCCGATTCAAAGGGTTCCGTGGTTTTACAAAAGGTGAGAAGTTATGAGAAGTAATTATTGGTCATGTTCAAAGTTTGCAGACTGGCTTCGCGGTACCGAAAAGCTATCTGCGGGTACTAGCGAACAATGGGATGAGTGGCGTACCACAGCCCAAATGCGACATAACTTTCGCTACTGGCTAGCGGAAGAAGCATTGGATGCTATTCAAAATTTTGTAAACTATCCTATGGACAAATTAAATGATGTCAGATACTACATCAACAATCGTTGGGTTAGTAAGAGTCACGCTCTTACTGCCCACCCTCGTGATATCCGCCCTGGCCGTTGGAGTGACGTTGGTAATCGGTTTCTCCCTTGTCTTTTTAACGAACTTGTTAACTTTGTTGAAATCGAACAAGCGTGGCACTATGTAATGTGGAATGAAGAGGAACGTAAAAAGTTTAAGACACCATGGTGGCGTAGTGGTTGGTTGCGTTGGCGCACTTGGCGCTCGCCAGAAGCTGGCATGGAATATCTAAAGTGGGCAAGCACATTAACTAATGAAGAGTTCCTTGACGAAGGTGAGAAACATCTGGCCGAACCAACTTACCAGGCCAACTCTGCTAAGGAAATTATTGAACTGTACACTTGGTGGACTACTACCTATCGTAATCGTCCAGAGCCAATGGAAGCAAGTGGCTGGACTGCATATTGTGAAGCCGCACGTTTGGCTAACGGTGGTCGACTAAATTTTGGTACTGACAAAACTCCTGAGCTTGCCGAAATGAGCAAGATTGCTATGGACAAAATGCACAAGATGGAAGAGGAATACGAAGCCGAGGATGAGGCTATGATGATTCGCCTTATCAAAGTACGTCAAAGTTTGTGGACATGATTTCAATAAGACCTACTCTAGAAAAATATTATCGTAAATATAAACGATACCTACACAAGAGAAAAAATAAAATGAGTAATGATACACTATGCGCGGTGCCATGGATGCACTTGGCATTCGAGCCTAGCGGGAAAATTGTTCCTTGCTGTATGACTAGCACACATAATTATTTTGCCGGAGATTTAAATACGCAGACTATTGATGAAATTTGGAATAGTCAAAACATGAAAGATCTACGTAAGGACATGATAGAAGGTATCGAGCCTAAAATCTGTAATAAATGTTTTGATCGAGAAAAGGTAACCGGTGAAAGTAGTAGGTATTATCACAATAAAGACTTTCCAAATGTAATTAAAATTATTCCAGAAATTACAGAACCAGATGGTACTTGTAAAACCATGGAGTTAAAATATTGGGATTTTAGATTCAGCAACTTGTGTAACATGAAATGTCGCAGTTGTGGCCCACGTTATAGTAGTGCGTGGGTTCCTGATGCTAAAAAATTAGGGTTTGCCGATCAAGAAAAAGTATGGAGTATTGAACAAGTTGGTAATACTACTAATTACGATTTCTTAAAGGATCAAGTTAAACACGTACAAAAAATTTACTTTGCCGGTGGTGAACCATTGCTAATGCCAGAACATTGGCAAATATTAGATATGCTAGTTGAAAATAAAAGATTTGATGTTAAAATTAGCTACAACACAAACGCTAGCACACTAAACTACGGTAAGAAAAATGTGCTCGATTACTGGAGTCAATGGCAAGATTGGAAAGTAGAAGTCTGGCCTAGCATCGATGAAATCGGACCTCGTGCTGAATTAATACGTAGCGGAACAGTATGGAGTAAAGTAGAATCCAATTTAAAAGAAATGTCCAAACTGGATAATATTGTTGTAAGGCCAGGACTTACAATTGGTGCTTGGAATGTATTTAGATTACCAGAAATTATTAATCATTTAGTCGATATAGGAGTCGTAAGGGAAAAACACAAGTATCAAAATTTCTTTATTAATTTGTTAGTAGATCCTACACACTATCACGTGCATATACTACCCGATGAGTTCAGACAATCAACCGTAACAAAACTAGAACGTTTTGTGCAAGATCACAATAAAAAATATAATACAACTATAGATCACTTGTTTACACATATAATACATGAATTAAAACAGCCATACGATGCTAAGGCCGCTAAACGTTTCTTAGAAGTATCGGCACAGATAGACGGTGTACGCAATGAAGATATCTTTCAAATAATTCCCGAAATGAATATAGTAAAGGAAGTAGTCAATGGACACCCTTGATCAATTGCGTCGAGAAATAATCGAAAGTGATACATTTTGTTTTTATCCTTTTCTAGAGTTAAGTACTAACCCCGGCGGCCATTTAAAACCCTGTTGCTATTATGAGGCACCGCTTTATCGATCAAATAAAAAAGTTATTAGTATTTACAACAATGATACATTCGATAGTGCCTGGAATAGTGAACAAATGATTTCTATTCGAAAAAATCTCCATCAGGGTTCTATGCCGGAAGGTTGCAGAATTTGCACACGCGATGGTGATGCAAGTATGCGAAGCCGATCAGTTAAAGAATATAAGAATAATATAAATGCGTTAACAGCAGTAAAAAATACTATTGACAATAATTATCAAGCATCTCACACACCATTCATATTAGAATTGAAACCTAGTAATTTGTGCAATTTAAAATGTGTAATGTGTAATAGCTATGATAGTTCTCAGGTTGCAAAAGAATTAAAAGATTTATCAGAAAAGTATAAAGGCATTAATATCAAAGACGGGCGATATATAT